GCGACCCGGACTACAAGGGTCCGGGCGCCCGCAAGGGGCCGACCGAGCGGCTCTTCCGCACGGCGACCTTCGAGCGCGCCTCGATGGTCGAGGGCGATCGCCGCGTCACGCTCGCCTTCAGCTCAGAGGCTGGCGTCGAGCGCTTCTACGGTGTCGAGGTGCTCGACCACAGCCCCGGCGCCATGAACTCAAGCTTTATCGGCAGCGGCCGTGCGCCGCTGCTGGTGGATCACGACATGACCGATCAGGTCGGCGTCGTGGAAGGGATCACCCTCGGCGTGGACCGCGTAGCACGCGCCACGGTGCGCTTCGGGAGAAGCGCGCGAGCCGAGGAGATCCTGCAGGATGTCCGCGATGGCATTCGGTCGAATGTCAGCGTCGGCTACATCGTCGATGAGATGGTGCACGACGGCGAGCGCGACGGCCGGGAGGTCTACCGCGCGACGTCTTGGACACCGCTCGAAATCAGCATCGTAAGCATTCCCGCGGACGCCTCTGTCGGCGTCGGCCGTGCCCTTGATGCGACCACCATTTCTACAACCATTCTTCCCAAGGAGTCCCACAAGATGGACAACGTGACCCCCGCCGGCGATGCCGGCATGAAGGCGGAGCGCGAGCGCGCTGCTGCCATCCTCGAGCTCGGTGCGCGGCACAACCAGCGCGACTTCGCCGACCAGGCGATCCGCGACGGCGCCAGCGTCGAGCAGTTCCGGGGCGCCCTTCTCGACAAGGTGTCGAGCAAGCCGCTCGCCACCGCCGACATCGGCATGACCTCGAAGGAGGTCCGCGACTTCAGCTTCGCGCGCGCCATCCACGCTCTCGCCAACCCGACGGACGCCCGCGCCCAGCGCGCCGCTGCCTTCGAGTTCGAGGCCAGCGAGGCCGCCGCCTCGAAGGAAGGCCGCGCGAGCCGCGGTCTGACCGTCCCGGCGGATGTGCTGTTCGCCAAGCGCGACATCACGACCGGCACGACCTCGGGCACGGCGAAGGGCGGAAACCTCGTGGCGACCGACCTGCTGGCCGGCTCGTTCATCGACGTGCTCCGCGCTCGCATGGTGACCAACGAGCTCGGCGCGACCTTCCTCACGGGCCTGCAGGGCAACGTCGCCATCCCGAAGAAGTCGGCCGCCTCGACGGTCGCGTGGGTGGCGGAGAACAGCGCCCCGTCGGAGTCGTCCAACAACCCGGCCTTCACGCAGGTCACGCTGTCGCCGAAGACCCTCGCGGGTTATGTCGACTTCAGCCGTCGCCTGATGCTGCAGTCCTCGCTCGACATCGAGACGCTGATCCGTAACGACCTGGCGACCTCCATCGCCGTCGCCATGGACAACGCCGCGGTCTCGGGCTCGGGCACGAACCGGCCGACCGGCATCCTCAACACCTCGGGCATCGGCTCGGTGACGCTCGGCACGAACGGTACTGCGCCGACGTGGGCGATGGTGACGAGCCTCGTGCGTGAGGTCGAGATCGACAACGCGCTGACGGGTTCGGCGGCGTTCCTGACCAACGGTCAGGTGAAGGCGAAGCTTGCCAACACCGCCCGTCAGGGGTCCGGCGTCGAGGGCAACTTCATCCTGCAGCCCCCGTACAGCGACCTCTACGGCTACCGGCTGCTCGTATCGCAGCAGGTGCCGGCGAACCTCACGAAGGGTTCGGGCAGCAGCCTGTCGGCGATGATCTTCGGCGTGTGGAGCGACCTGCTCATCGGCCAGTGGAGCGGCATCGACCTGATGGTCGATCCGTACTCCGGCAGCAACGCCGCGACCGTCCGCGTGACGGCGTTCCACGACTGCGACTTCGCGGTCCGCAACGCCGAGTCGTTCGCGGAGTGCAACGAGATCGTCACGACCTGAGCGTGATCGACCTCGCGGCGATCCGGGGCCGTCATTCGGGGCGACGTGCAGTCGTCCTGGGTGGCGGCCCCACTCTTTTGAGCGACCTGCGGGTGGTGCGCCCGCGGGTGCAGGCGCTTGGCCTCTACATCGGCGTCAACCAGCACGCGATGCTGCTCGACCTCGACTACATCGTCTTTCAGGACAAGGAGCTTGCTCCGATCCTGCAGGGCCACGGCGTCCCGCTCGTCACGCATCACAAGGACGTGGCCGACGTTTGGTCGGGCATCGTTCCCGACCTTGGCTTCTCCGGCGGCACGGCCGTCTGGTTCGCCGACTACATCGGCTGCGACGAGATCATCGTCTGCGGCGTCGACGACTACACCACGTCGCGGCGGTACTGGCACAGCCCGCCAGGCTTCCGCGGCCTCGAGATGGGCGTCACGGCGACCTTTGCCTGGCGCACCGTCCGCGACTACATGGCGCGCCCCGAGATCGTCTCGGTGGTGTCTGGTCCTGCACAGCAATGGTTCAAACCCTATGCGCATTGAAATGATCCGAGGCCGCGCCTATCGCGGCAAGAGCCTAGAGCCCGGTCGCGTTGTGGAGGTCGATGCGGCCTTCGCCGCTGAGGCCATCCGCAAGGGCTGGGCTCGCGCCTACGTCGCCCCTGCGCCCTCTCCGGCGGCCTCTGAGGCCGCCCCGGTCCCGGCCCCTGCGCCGGCGGTGAAGCGTGGGCGCAAGGCAGGCTGAGATCCAGAAATACCGGGAAGTTTACGCCCGGCACGACTCGTATCGGATGCACGACGACCGTCTGCGCCCGGTGCGGGCGGCGCTGGTCGGCCTCTCCGGCTCGCTGCTCGATGTGAGCTGCGGGCGTGGTGAGCTGCTGACGGCCGCGGAGCAGCTCGGCTTCGGTCCGGTGCGCGGCACCGAGGCGGTGGCGGCGCTCTGCGACGGCGAGCGGGTGGTCGAGGCGCAGATCCATGCGCTGCCCTTCGCGCCGGCGAGCTTCGACGTGGTGACCTGCGTCGACGTGCTCGAGCATCTGCTTGAGGACGACATCGTGCCGGGGCTGCTGGAGCTGCAGCGCGTCACGAAGGGCACCCTGCTCTTGGCGGCGGCCGATTACCGGACCCAATGGGACGGGGTCGAGCTGCACCCCTCGGCGCGGCCGTACCCGGAATGGGAGCGGCTCTTTAAGCGGGTGCTGTCCGGCACGGTCATCTGGGCCGGCCAGACGCCGACGAGCGAGATGTGGAGGGTCACGTATGGCCGTTGAGTCTGCCGCCGACCGCGCTGCCTTCTTCAACCTCAACGACTGGGCCGTGAAGGGCCGCTACCGCAACCGCGGGCGCGTGTTCCCCATCGTCGGCATCTTCGACAACGCCTTCGTGGCGGTCGACGTCGCGGAGGCGCCCTTCTCGTCCAGCCAGCCGACCTTCCACATCGCCACGGCCTCGCTGCCGTGCCGGGTGCAGAACGGCGACACGCTCTACGTCAACGATGCCCAGTACGTTGTGCGCGACTTCCAGCACGACGGCACGGGCATCACGGTCCTGCGCCTCGAGGTCAGCCTCGACTACGACCTCGACCTTGCGAGCAACCTCGAAACCGAAGCGGCCGAGAACCTCGTCACCGAGGCCGGCTTCTTCATCCTGCAGGAGGCTTGATGTCGCACGCGCGTCTGAAGATCCGCGACCGCGTGGTCAGCATCCTCGAGACTGCCGAGGTCGCCGACACCGTGAGCAAGTCGCGTGTGTACCCGCTGCCGGCCGACACGGTCTCGGCGGCGCTCGTCTACACCAACAACGAGGTCGTCAACCAAGACCAGACGACGCTCACCTATCCCCGGCGGCTCGGCCGGGAGCTGACCCTCGCCATCGAGGTGGTCTCGCGCGACTCTGCGCGCTTGGACGACCGCCTCGACGTGCTGTGCGCCAACGTGGAGAACGCGATCGGCGCTGACCCAACTCTTGCGGGCATGGTCAAGGACTGCGCCCTGACTGATACGGTGGTGTCGCACTCCTTCGACGGAGACGCCCCCATCGGCTCGGCCCGGATGCAGTTCCGCATCATGTACCGCACGAGCGAGCTCGACGCCGGCTCAATCATCAACTGACCCATCAACCTAGGAGCATTTTCAAATGGCAAATCACCACGGCACCGAAGGCCTGGTCCGAGTCGGCGCGAACACCGTCGCCGAGGTCAACGGCTTCTCCTTCACGTCCACGGCCGAATACGCCGAGGACACCAACCTCTCGGACACCGCCAAGACCTACAACGTCACCGCGATCACGTCGTGGAACGGCACCGTCTCGGCCTTCTGGGACGAGACCGACACCAACGGCCAAGTGGCCCTCGCCCCCGGCGCTAACGTTGCGCTCGTCCTCGCGCCCGAGGGCATCGACTCCGGCGACACGCGCTGGAGCGGCAATGCGCTGATCACCGAGATTACCCGCAACGTCCAGCGCGGTGCCATCACTGAGATCACCTTCAACTTCATCGGTAACGGCACCCTCTCGGTGGGGACCTCCTGATGAACTGGAAGGAGACAGCGAAGGCGCAGTTCAAGGAGCGCCGCTCGCCGGAGAACCTCAAGCAGATCCCGGTGCCGGAGTGGGGCATCACCGTCCACTTCTGGCCGGACATGACCCTCGCCGAGCGCCGGGAGATTTTCCTGCTTGCCAAGCAAGATGGCGACAAGACCATCCTCGACTTGGAGGCCATCGCCGTCACGCTCATCGTGCGGGCGCGTGATTCGTCGGGCATGAAGCTCTTCAACAAGGCCGAAAGGCTAGAGTTGATGAACAACTACGACCCCGACGTGATGACGCGCATCGTCGCTGAGATGAACGACGGCACAGTGGTCGAGAACCCGGACACCGCCGAAAAAAACTGATCTCGGACCCCCAGCTCCGCGCGATCTACGCGCTGTCGCTGCGGCTGGGGGTCCTGCCCGCTGAGATCTTCGACATGACGGAGCGCGACTTCTTCGGGCTGTTGGCTGCTGCCAAGCTCGAGGCCGAGGAACAGGAGCGAAAATGGCGCGTGCAGAAGTAATCATCACCGCGACCGATCGCACCCAATCGGCGCTCAACTCGGCGCAGCGTGGGCTTGGCGGGCTGCAGAAGTCGGCGGTGGCGGCATCGTCGGCGCTAAAGAGCGCATTCGGCATCATCGGCGTCGCCGCTGTGGGCGCCTTTGTCGTGCGGGTCTCGCAAGCTGCTGACCAGCTGCAAGACCTTGCCGACAATATCGGCGTGAGCGCCTCGTCGCTGTCGACGTTGAAGCTGGCGGCGGCGCAGTCGGGCACCTCGCTCGATGCCGTGGCGCTCGCCATGCAGAAGATGTCGCAGACCATCGGCGATGCGGCGAGCGGCAGCAAGCAGGCGCAGCAGGCCTTTTCCACTCTCGGCATCAACGTCCGCGAAATCGCCAACCTGCGCCCGGACGAGGCCTTCTCCCGCGTGGCCGATGCCATCAGCCGCATCGAGAACCCCTACCGTCGAGCAGCGGCTGCGCAGGACATCTTCGGCAAGGGTGCCAAGGATCTGCAGGCCTTGCTCAAGGAGGGCTCCGCAGCGCTGACGGAATCGCGCGCACAGCTTGAGGCGCACGGCGCGGCGCTCTCCGACATCGACATCTCGCGCATCGCTGCGATGAACGACCAGTTCGCCGCGCAGTCGACCATCGTCGGGAACATCGCAACCAAGATGCTGGCCAACTTCGCCCCGGCCATCGACGTCGCCGTCGGCGCGTTTTCCGCCTTGATGGAATCCATGGGCGGCAGCGATCGTGTCGGCCGTGCGCTCGGCGTGACGTTCATCGCTTTCATGAAGGCCGTGCAATCGGCTGGGAGCGGCATCCTGTCCGTCTTCGAGCTCATCCGCAGCGTCATCACCAAGCTCGTCGCTTTTACGCTGCGCGGCGTGGAGATGCTGACGAGCGGCTTTGCGAAGCTCGTGCTGCTCGCCGAGCGGCTTGTCGGCGGCAACGTCGGCAACGACATCGCCGCGGCTGCTGCCTCCATCGGCGGCCTTGCGCAGTCGTTCGACGAGGCGAGCGCGTCGGCGGCCAAGAATGCTGTCGACTTCGGCTTCAGCGCGGGGCGGGCGGCTCGTGACATCTTCGCCGCGGCCGACATCTACGATGCAGCCGCTGGCCGCCTGGACGCCGCCGCGCGTCGTCGCCTCGGGCAGAACATGACAGTCGGCGCCACCGACGTCGCGAGCGCTACCACGGCCAAGAGCGCATCTCGCGCCTTGAGGCAAATCAAGGTGACACCGCCCAAGCTCGACAACGACCTGACCGACGGCCTTGTCGATTCCATCATGAAGTCCTACGAGCAGCGCTTCGGCCAGCAGTTCGCAACGCTCACCGCCTTCGCCGAGGAGGCCGCGAAGTCCATGCAGTCGGCCTTCGCCGACTTCCTCTTCGACCCCTTCGAGAACGGCGTGAAGGGAATGCTCGCGGGCTTCCTCAACGTCATCCGCCGCATGATCTCCGAGCTGCTCGCCCAGCAGATTCTCACCGCATTCTTCAGCGCCTTTTCGGGCGGTACCGGCATCCTCGGCCAGTTCGCCTCCGCGGCGCTGGCCGGGCTGAAGCCGCGCGCGAAGGGCGGCCCGGTCACGGCCAACTCGCCCTA